CTGGATCTGGATATACGTCAGCACCAGCAATAACATTTACTGGTGGCGGTGGATCTGGTGCGGCGGCCACAGCCAGCGTGTCTAACCTTGTCCCGCCTGCACTTCGATTGGTTAGGCAGTTTACTAATAGAATCTTTGCAGTAGGAACTGGAGCGGATCGAAACACTCTTTACGCATCAGACATCCTTGATGCTGAAGTATGGAAATCAACAAATAGCATTGTTGTTGGCGGAGATGATGGCGAGGACATTGTAGCCATCCAACCCTTCTACGATTACGAGATACTTGTCTTTAAGCCAAATAAGATTTACCTAGTAACGGCTGATCCTACGGCAACAACTGCGGCTGGCTGGACGGTGCGACTACTTAACGACAGGATTGGATGCGCTTCTGGCAGGTCTGTTAATTTTGTTAATAAGGATGTGTTTTTTCTGGCTAATGACGGGATTAGGTCTATTGCCGATGACTTTTATATTGTAGGAACGCCGATCAGCGAACCTGTGAAGAATATCATTTCAAGAATCAATAAGAATTATGTGAGCCTATGCAATTCGGCTTTCTATAATAACCGATATTATCTTGCAATACCATTAGATACATCAATAACGCCAAATTATATTTTAGTATATAATGCCTTATTTAATGCGTTTGAGGGGTTATGGAGTATTGCAGCATCTAAAATGGTGATTACAAACTTTTCAAGCGGATTTGCAACAAATGCACTAAAGCTTGCGATTGGAAGCCCGACAAGCAAGGTTGGTCATTATCTTGGCTACAAGGATGCGGATAGCGCAGATGCGACAACCGACTATGTAGATTACACATCTACAGGAAGCTACACAAGTTCAATCACATCCAAGGCTTATGAGTTTGATGACCGCATAGCTCAAAAGTTTGGATCGCACTACGAGATTGAGTTCTATAATTCTGGTTCTACAAACGCAAGCATAAGCATGAGGCGTGATACGGATGGAACTACAGTTGGAATTGCATCCAGCGTAGATACTAGGTCTTCTGGCGGTATCACACTTCCATTCACCCTGCCAGCTACACTTTCTGCGCAGACTGTAAAGCGTATTGCTAATAGCCTGCGATCCTATCAAAAATGGCGTAATATGCGCATGACAATTTCCGCTCCATCCAAGAAGCTTTCCATCCGTGGAATTATGCTTGCAGCCAATCCTGACACAATTGAGGTGCAAAAGAACGTATGAGTGATTTGCCTTGTAATAGCCCAAGAAGAACACCAGGTGAACGCAAGAAATTTGTTGTACGAGCATGTCAAAATGGAAAATCAAAGACAATTCGATATGGCGATCCAGACATGAAAATAAAGAAAAACAATCCAGCCAGAAGGAGTAGTTTTAGGGCTAGGCATGGGTGCGACAGCAAGCCGCCCAGCAAATTAACACCAAGATATTGGTCTTGTCGGAACTGGTGATATGACTGCTATTGAATACATAGAGCAAAGCAACGTTCCGGAGGCCATGTGGCCTAACCTAGCTGAGTGGTTTGGCTGGTTTGAGAAGCAAGGCATGGTAGGCATTGTAGAGGATAAGGATGGCATTGCAGGCGTGGCTCTGGCTAGGTGCATCAAGGATGGGCAAGAGCCTAAGCATTATGTGCATAGCGAAGATGGTGAGAATGTGTTTGTTGATTTGACTATCTCCTCAAAAGGTGCTAAATCCTTGAGATGCTTGCTGTTGCTCCTTTGGGAGCGTTTTGGTCCTCGCAAGCGGATCACCTTTAATCGTTCTGGAAAACCAAGGAGTTACGACTATATGACATTTATGCGAAAGGCTAGGGTTTAACACCATGGGTGGATCACCGTCTATTCCCGCACCTCCTCCTCCGCCCGATCCGAATGCGGTTGCGCAGGCTAATGCGGCTGCCTATAGGACGAACATTGATACCTACATAGAGAAGGCTCCAGGTATGGCAGAACTAGAGAACAAGCTTCGCGTGCAGTATATGCCGCAACAACGTGCTTTAGAACGCCAATTGTCAGCACTGGATCAGCAGGCAGGCGTGCAGGCTGGGATGCAATTAGAACGCCAATACGGACCACAGCGTACCCTAGAGTCGCTTCGTAGGCAGTACGAGACTAGCCCACAGGCGTATGCTTTGAATCGCGGATTAGGCGATCAGATGACGCGCCAGTTCGAGCGTCTTTATGGCACATCGCCCTATGGCTCGGTTGAGCAGAATGTAGCGTTTAACCGCCAGCCAGGACCAGTTGATTTTTATGGAACGATTGGCACGAACATTGGTAGTCCAGAGCTAAAGGCGTAATATGGCAGTAACACGATTTTATCCTGGGGAACTTCCAGATGATCGTTATCCGATAAGATACAAGGTTAATGATGATGGGACAATTTCTACTTTGCAATCTCCAGCAATAGGCGACAGAAATCAAAAAAGAATAAACATAGAAAACTACAGCAATCAATCTGGTAATTTTCCCTTTACAAACATAGACGATGCCCAAAATGAGGTTGCAAGAAGACAACGCAGCGAAATTAAAAATTCTGCTGCTCCAACCAAAAAAGAAATTCTATCAAAAGAAAAATTCTTTTATGATGTGTACAAGCCAAGCATTGGTGGAGATGCTGGATTGTTGTCATTTTTTCCTAGTGGCGGAAGGGGTGCTGGGCAAGTTGACGGAAGCCCTAGAGTTCCAGATTATAATCAATTCATGTCTGGGGTTTCGACGTTTTCGCATAGGCATGACGGAAAAGTTTATCCATTGTACGCTTCGATAAAAAGTGGAGACGACCTTAACGCAAAATATGATGCGTATGTTGCCTCAGAAAAGGAAAGGCAAAGGATAGAAAAAGAAACGGCAGATAGGGAGGCGAAATACACATCTGTCTCCGAGCAAATCAAGGGCTATACGACAACCAACAAACTTGACGCGCAACCAATTTATTCCGCCCTATCAAATCTTTCTGCTGCCAGAAATTTTGGAGCATCAGATTACGCAACCAAACTAAATTTTCAAGTTTCCGATCAGCAAATTATTGACGATCTAAACAATGCAAGACTGCAAAGGTTGGCAAGAATTTCTGAAAGTGGGAATGCTCAAATTGTTGGAATCCAAGAAAGAATAAACCAGGCTAACCAACTAATATCACAGCTTCCACAGGGAGACGCAAGGCGGACATCTAGTGAGTCAGCAATTTCAACCTTAACGTCCGACTTGAAATCAGTTAACGAGGCTATAGCTGAAGCAAATAATCAAATTAAAAACTATAAGCCAATCACAGCAAATGATGTGGCTGGGCAAAAGGACATAACATCATTTAGAGAATTTTTACAGCTACCCGAAGAGCGTGCCTCACAACAACTCCGCCAGATTGATCCAGATTCCTACGAAACATCGCTTGAGCTTGGTAGGAGATATAGGGAGATGGCTGCTGCTCCTATCGGGGAAACCAAGTCAGCCCAAGCCGAACAACTCCGTAGCAACCTAGAACAAGAGGCGATCAATCAGCTTGCCCTTGGCTCGCAGTTAGGCGCAGAGGAGCAGAGGCAATATCAGCAGGCTGCTAGGGCAGCACAGACAGCGCGAGGCAATATCTTTGGCGTTGCTCCTGCGGTAGAGGAGGCGGTCACAACTGGTCTTGCTGGCGAACAGCGTAAGCTGGCACGCTATGGTGCAGCTACTCAGTTCCTTGCTTCTGGACAAAACACATCTGATGCGTTGAAGTCTGATATAGCATTCCGCGATGCGTTGCTTCAAAACCGCCTTGGCGCGGCTTCTGGATTTGTTGCTGGTGGACCATCTATCTACAACCTTTCTCAAGCCAGAACAGCCCAACAGCAGGGTGCATTCCAGAACTACATCCAAGCCAATCAAGCATTGCCTGGTGGGTTTAACCAACAGCCTTCAACGGCTGCTAACTTCTATCAGACAACAAGCCAAGAGATTCCTGTTGCACTTACGAATGCGTTTAATCAGCTTTATAACTCACAATCTGATTACGGGGCTAGGACATATAGCGCGCGAGTTGGCGCAATTGCCAGCCAGCCAAGCGGAGCGCAACAGTTTGCGCAGATTGCTGGCGGTATTGGTTCGCTAATGCCTTCGTTCTCATTCAGCAGATAGGAGTAAATATATGGGTGGACTAAGCTTTAATTTTGAAGGGCCGGAAGCAAAAAAAGAACGCGAATTGCGCCAGAGGCTTACCGATCTTTCCGTTAAGAAACTTGCCGCGGACAAGGACATCATGGATGCAGATGTTCGCGGATCTTTGATTGACCAAGAACAGGCCATTTATAATGATCCAAACGCAACCCCAGGAAGAAGGGCTGTTGCGAATCAAAGAATGATGGAATACGGAGGCGCGGTTAACGTGCCTGGATTGGGAAATATACCATCCGTAACTCCGGCTGAAAGAGTTAACCAAGCGATGGCAACAAAGTTTGAGACAGCAGCGCAAGGCTTGGCTTACGCAAATCAAAGAATTGCAGAGGCGCAGGCATCCGGCAATCAAGGATTGGCTCAAGCCCTTACTGTTGCAAGAGACGATATGTATAAGTCCGCAAAGGATAATTTTAAGAAGCTTCCAATCAAAGAGATTGGCGAGTTGACTGATTACAAGGCTCTTGTTGATCTTGGCAAATTTGCAAATGAATCCATTACAAGCACTGATCTTTATGGTCCAATTAGAGGCAGGGTAAATCCTGTGATTGCGTCAACATCTGGATATCCGGATTACACTAAAATGATGCAGGCTTTTTCTGGAGTACAAAATCAGATATTAAAGGCAAGATCTGGTGGTAACGTGACAGATAGCGAAGCAAAAAGATTTATGGCTGAAATCGGAGATCCAAATGCAAATGATTTTGCCGATAGAATGATGGCATTCGGAGCGCAAAGACGGCGTGAATATCTTGGTAAATTACAGGTTCTTCGTGATTCTGGATATGACATTCCAGATACGCTTCTTCCGGATGATCTTCGAGAGAATCTTGGCACAGGTAGTAAGGCATCTGGAAGAGCAGGTGCTACTGGCACTCAATCCAGACAGGTAATTCAAACAACGATTGACGCAAACGGCAACATTGTCATTCCAAGATAATGCCAATCCTTGATGTACCTGGAGTCGGTCAGTTTGACCTTCCGGATAGTTCAACTCCGGAACAGATCAATAAATTTGTATCTGATCTAAACCAAACAAGAACTGCTGTAGAGCCTCAGACAACTGGAGATTACCTACAAAGGCAGGCTGGGCTTACCGCTCGCGCGGCAATCAACCCCATCACAACCGGCGCATTGGCTGGCGCGGCAATGGGCGCACCATTGGCTGGAGTTGGCGCAGTTCCTGGCGCACTGGCCGGAGCAACGGCAGGAGCGATTACCGATTACGCACCTAGAATTTACAATGCGATAGCCGGAATGGTTGGGGTGCAAGGAAGGCTTCCAGCTCTTGGTGACGTTCTTGAACAACTTAAAAATGAAGCAGGGCTACCAAATCCTGTAACTTCTGCTGAGAAGCTTTCCCAGGCGGCGGTTGAGGCAGGCACATCAATGCTTCCAACTCTTGGTGCTGGAGGGATTTTGCAACAAGCATCGTCTCCAGTTCTAAGGGGTGTTGGAAACATTCTTACTGAAAGGCCAGCATTACAATCATTTCAAGCAATTGGTGGCGGGCTTGCATCTGAGGGAGCTAGGCAGGCTGGAGCAGGGCCAGTGGGTCAAATGGCTGCGGGCGCAGCCGGAGTCGCTGTTCCAAGCCTAGCAACGCTTGGCGAGGGAGGAATAAGATCACTTTTGAGGGGTGGGGCAAAAGCAGAAGACATTGCTTCCAATATTAGGGCTTTTGAAGATGTCGGCCTCACGCCTACCGCCGGACAAGCAACACAAACTACTCCGATTAAGGGTCTTGAGGCGGGAATGGCTAAAATACCTGGATCTGGAGGTGTTTTAAGGGATTTCGGAACAGCGCAACAAAGGGGATTGCAGGAAAAGTTGAGGGGAATTACTGAAGAATTGTCTCCGGTTACAGAGCCTAGCGTTGCTGGAGCAGGAATTAAAGAAGGAGTTCCAAAGGTTTTCGGTCAAAAACGAGTTGTTGAATCAAGACTTTACAATAACCTTGAAACGCTTCTTCCATCAAACACTCAAAGTTCTGTAGACAATTTTCAATCAACACTGAAGGGGGTTATGCAACCAATACCAGGTGCGCCTGCCCTGAGTGCTGGAATGGAAAATCCAATGCTCTCTAAAATTAAGGCTGATTTTGATAGCGACATTAAGAAGACAGGCACTTTGAGCGTTGAGGCACTTAGGGTTCTTAGGAGTAAAATAGGAAACGCCTTGGCCGGAATAAGCCTTCTAAACGATGTTCCAAGGCGTGAATTTAAGTTGCTTTATGGTGCGCTATCAGATGATATCAAGGTATTGGCGGCCGAACAGGGAGACGAGGCATTAAACTTATTTAGCAGGGCAAGCAATTATTCAAAAGCGTTACACGAAAGAGCCGATAAACTCCAAAGCTTTGTAAACAAGCTTGAGCCAGAGTTGATTTACAATGCTGCGTTTTCTGGTTCAAAATCTGGAGGAACAAGGCTTTCGGCCTTGATGAAAAGCCTTCCTCTGGAAGACCAGAAGGCAGTTACAAGCACATTTGTTGAGCGCATGGGCAGGGCTTTGCCTGGTCAGCAAAATGAGATTGGTGATGTTTGGAGTTCAAGCACATTTCTTACTAACTTCAATAAACTCAGCAATCCGGCCAAGCAACAGCTTTTTGGAAGATATGGTTCTGATTTTAGGCGGGATATTGAGAAGATAGCCAGAGCATCAGCTCTTGTTCGCAGTGGTGGCAATGTTCTTGCGAATCCATCCGGAACTGCTGCCGGACTTACCCCTATTGCGCTTGCGACTACTTTCTTTGGATCTGCTGGAGTTGGAAAGTTTGGTGTTTCCGGAGGAGTGGCTGGACTTGTTGGAACGAGCTATCTTGGATCTAAACTATTTACGAATCCAAAATATGTACGCTGGCTTGCTAAGAATACTGAAATCACGCCCAACCAGCTTCCGGCAGCCGCGGCAAGCCTTCAATCATTGGCTAATGACGAGGATGATCCCGACTTGGATGCAATGGCTAAAATTCTAAAGAGGCAGGCAATCCAAAATTCGCTAGGTAAGTAATATGGCATCATTCCAGGTGTACGGCGCGGAACGGCAGTCAAACTTTATTCCAAAGAGAATGGAAAGGGACATTATGGATGCATCTATTCGCAAAGAAATTGAAACGCCAAAGAATCCTGTGCTTCAAAAAATGACTGAATCAATTCCTCTGACACAGGCAGAGCTTGATCCGCTTATTTCCGCGGCGATGAAGACAGTTGATTTTGAAAGCAGGCGCGATAAGAACGGGAATCTTGCTGTATATAAGTTGCCATCCGGAGATATGGGTGGAAGTTACGAGGTAGCTGGAATTAACAACAAGTATCATCCGGATGCATTCAAAGCAATATCATCACTATCTCCAAACCAAAGAGAACAAGCGGCGGCAGAATACGTTGTTCAATACACAGCCCCATTCACGCAAAAGCTTCCAGATGCAGTTAGGCCATTCGCGCAGGATCTTGCGTTTAATCGAGGCGTGGGCGGTGCAACAAAATATATGCAACAAGCATTAAATAATCTTGGTGTTCCAGTAAAGGTTGACGGCGCAATTGGACCGCAAACACTCAATGCCATTAGACAAGTTGACCCAAAAAGCCTAATGTTTGAAGCAAGCAAGGCTCAATGGAACGATGAGTTGCGTATGGCCAGCAAGAATCCAGACAGAAAGAAATTTCTGAATGGTCTACAGAACAGGATAAACAATAGGTTTTCCCTGTTTGGTAGTGGGTGATTATTTAGCCTTTAGAATAGTGCCTCCAGCGACAACCGCTGGGCGCGTTCCGGCAAATACTCCATCCACATAAACAACAGTTGATTTATTTGAAATGAACGAATCACCAGCCCTTACAGTTGTGCCATGAGCGGTAAGATAAGAGCATCCGGCCTGTTGAATAACGCCTGTGGGCGTGAAGAAGGTTGTTCCGGCTTGAATAATTGCGCCACCAGAGCCTACCGCAACATTGCCAGCCCTAGCAAAGCTACCGCTACCTTCATAAACTCCGCCGGTTACGGCATCAATGGCATCAAGAGCCTCTTGAGCGTTGGCTGTTGCGGTTGCAAGAACAATGGTTAATAATATTTGTGTTGTTTTCATAGTAAAAAGTATCTAGCACAAACCGAAAGCCGTCAAGCATGAAATTAACATCAAGACAAGTAGGTGCAGTTGGGGTAGCCCGCGTTACCGGCGCGTTGCTCCGTTGCGGGTACAATGTGCTTACCCCATACGAGGATTTTGCTGGGTATGATGTGGTGGCCGAGAAGAATGGAAGGTTTTACCGCATTCAGGTTAAGACGGCGCAGACTGTAGAACCTGGACGCACCAAGTACCGGTTCACCACCAGCACTGGTAATGGGTTTAATATACCCAAGCGCGCTATTAGTGGTGTCGATTACGTTGCATGTTGGGGCATGAACGATGATTTATTTTGGTTATTGCCAATTGCCAAGTGCAGGTCGGTAACAACAAAGCTTTGCCCATCGACAGGCGGGGGATGGCGTGTATTTAAGAATCTGTGAACGAAAAAGAGGCGTGGGCTAAGTTTGAGGAAGGGTTGAAGGACGCGGAATCCTTTGATGAGGCTGTGGCTTGGGTTAAGAAAAATAAGAAGATAGTGCAAAAGTTAAGCATGATGGCAATGATAAGAAAATTTAATGATGATATCAGTCGCGCTAATAAAACTTGGCTTAATTAAATAGCGGTTATTTTGTTATTGACCGGAATTGGCTAAATCCCTAGCCATATCTGAATGGAAAAAAACCAAGATTCGATACAAGTAAGCGAACTTGGGTGGAAGTTCCAAAAGCAATTTTTCTCAACTATCTTTGGCTCTTTATGCATGGAGTCAAAAAGCAGGTCGTTTACTGTTTCTAATAAAGCCATGAATGAGTTCATGGAACAATGCGTTAAAAATGGACCGGCTCATTTTATGATTGACGGAGACGATGCAACTGACCTAACAATGAGCGTCACATGGGAAAAATAAACAGCAGAGCAAAGGGAGCGGCGGGAGAGCGCGAATTGGCTAACTATCTGCGCGAACAAGGCTGGCGTAAGGCTAGGCGTACACAACAATACGCTGGCAATCCAGAAGGTGGTAGCGGAGATGTTGTTTGCGAGAACTTTCCCTTCCATATCGAAGGCAAGCGTTGTGAGGCACTCAAGCCAGAGCAGTGGATGGAGCAATCTAAAAAAGATTGTCCGGCAGGTAAGATACCGGCAGTGTTCTTCCGCCGTAATGGTCGCAAGGAATGGCTTGTTATTTTAACCGCAGACAGCGTGTGCGAATTAGCTCGACAGATCGCGCCCGCGAATGTCACTATTGAATATGCGAAGACCGCAACCATCGCGCAGGGCTTTTACGTCAAGTCACCAGCTTTTGAAGACCTTACCCCAACAACAATAAACCCAAACAAATAAATAAAGGAGATACTACAATGG